AGCAATCAATAACCGCCCGGCATGGTTGAGCAAAGCACACGCCGAAAGGGAAGTGTTCAAAAGCCTAAACCGGGCAGGAATTAAAAACTACGAAAAAACTACGAATGCCAGGAGGTAAAGGTAAAATAACAGGAAGCGATGGCAATACGTTTTCTACTGAAAATCAGCCCGAAAACCGAGGCAGAAAGCCAAAGGTGTTTTCAGAACTGGCAGCCGAATACAAAGAGCGCGGTATAGAGAAAGCAACCCCGGAAGCGGTCAAAGAGGCGTTCGAGTATTTGTTTGCCTTAGCCGATGAAGAAATCCAAAGCATATCAAACGGTGTTAAATCCGATTACCCCGTCCTGATAGTTATTTGCGCCAAACAGATGACGGATAAACGCACGATGGGCAAGGTGCTGGAAACGATGCTTGACCGCGCCCACGGCAAACCAAAACAAGCAATGGAGCATACCGGCAAAGACGGCGAAACGCTCATCCCCCAGCAGACCACCATCTTAGAAATTAAATACCGGGGCGAACACGGCCCTATCGAGTTGACTTCGAGTAAGCAGCCGAAAGAAACGCCGAAAGCAGAATAGTGAGCGAGATGTAGGAGATCCAGCGCAGCGGGCAGCCGAACGGATTGAGCATATTGAACGCCCCGAAACCCCAAAGCGCAATTTGCCCGGAAGCGCATTTTGGACAGTAGCCCAAAGGGTAGGCTAATTTGGGATGGGTTGCCTTTAATTTGTCCAGCCAATCGCCGTAAAAGTCAAAGATCGCATTCGGTTGAATGAGAATATCCGAAAGGGTCACGGCGAAAACGGCGATCTGGAATATTTGCAGGAAATCCGTTAGTGTTAGCATATAGCCTCCCGCGTTACCACATTCGGAATAGCGCACCCGTTTTTCAAAACGTAACTCACCTGAAAGTCAAAGGCGAAGTATTCAAACGGCAGCATCAAATATTGCGTTTCCGCTTCGTCATACGTGTACTTTGAAAACAGTTCAGGGCTTCGCGGCGCTTCTCTGTCAGGCGTAACCCGAATGAAAGACACCGGCGGAACGTCATCATGCTTACCCTGCAACGCCGAAACACACGCGGCCATCATTGCGCCTACATCGGGAGGGGAAAGTTTGGCAGTGTTCAACCACACGATCAAGCGAAGCCGTGCGGAATACTGGAAGCCCCGACCGCCGGACATTTCATCTGCCTTTTGGTTTTCCAGCACTTCAAAATATGAAATGCCTGTTTCGGTTGTTGCGGGGGTTAACCACACGTAGCCGTTTTTCTTTTCAGGGTTCGGGAATGCTGGCAGGGTTTTAATTTTCCCATCAACGTTGAGTTTTTGCGCACGGGCAACACCGGCAACGGTTGAGAGAAATTCCTGGCATTCGAGTTTTTGGGCGAGGGTGTTTGCTACTGTGTCGATCATGGCGTTTTACCTTCTTTGGTTGCAAGTATAATCATGCGCACAAGGGTGATTATTGACACAATGATGCCAATTGAAAATAAAAGTGCTTTGATTAGGTCGATCATGCTTTCGGTTTATTTTTAGCCTGCACCTCTTCCAGTACCGCGAAGAACTCGAAAATGTCCAGTTTGTTAAGTTCGGTATAATTCAACCCCGGAGATATAACAGCCATTTTGAGTTTAACCCATGCGCTTTCTATGCCCTGAATCATATTTACGGTGTATTTTAGCGGCGGCGCTTCTACTTGGCCGATCCTTCGCCGCCCTGGTCGCTCCTGATCTGCGTGGAAGTACTGAGGAAATCTATGCCCAAGTCTTTGAAATAGCGACGAACAAAAAGCCTCGCACAATTCAAAAAAAAAGCATCGTCTACGCTTGACCAATCGGCAACCTTTTCCTGTGCTTCCGCTTCGCTCCACGTTTCCCGGTTCTCGCTTGGTGAACAGACGAACAGGGTACACAGTTTGAATATAGGGTGCATCTGTCCGCTAAGGATACGGGAAACACCATTTTGCAGGTTGTGTAGTTTAACCGAAACGTCCGCAAACTTTGATTTGTTTTGCAGTTCGTACGCCTCTAAAATCTCACTTTTGAACCCCGAAACAGAAAGGCCGTGTTGAATTTCGATCATGCAAATTTCCAGCATAGGAAACCGGCCCGTTCCGACGGTCGGGTAAATTATGTACTCTTTTCCGCTCGCAGTCTTGAAACTATTGGCGTTTAAATCTGGCAAAATCAAATCCATACGAAAGTTTTTGGCTTATTCTTTGTTGTGAGAGCAAATATAATGCTATTTTTGTTGGAATTATGGGGGGAGTAGGGTTTAAGTTATCGGCACCGCAGGAATACGTCCTAACCTCGACAAAGGAGATAAACCTATTTTTGGCAGGCGTGGGCAGCGGGAAGACCCATTTAGGCGGTCTGATTTCAGGTAGTTACATCCAAAAATTCCCGCACATTCGCGGGTTTATCGGAGCAAATACCTATAATCAGTTGAATACCTCAACCATGCTACGCATACGGGAGGTTTGGAAAGAGTTGTTTAACTGGGAAGCAGATCGGGATTATGTGGTAGGCAAACAACCCCCAAAAGGCTTCTCAATGGAGGGGCACAACTTCGACCGATACGACGGCATTGTATCATTCAAAAACGGGGCGATTGTTTTTATTGGCTCCCTGGACAACGCGAAAGCCCACGACGGGAAAGAGTTTGGCTGGGCGATACTTGACGAAACAAAGGACACGAGAGAGCAGGACGTTAAAGAGGTGATCTTAACCCGGATGCGCCAAACGGGGATGGATTTTCAAGGCAAGGGGTTTAACCCGCTTTACATTCTCACCTCTCCTGCAAAAGTGCAATGGCTAAACGAGTGGTTTGAGTTGGATGAATACCGGGCGGAAATTGAAGGAAGTATTTATTCAGAGAACACATTTTTTGCAAAAGAGCAGAAAAACAAGTGCATAGCAATTTCCAGCACGTACCACAATCAGATCAATCTGCCGGAAGGGTACATCGACCGGATAAAGGACAACAACCCCGACGAACGGGCAAAAGCGTTGATTTACGCCAACCCGTTCACGAAAACCGGGGGAGAGTTTTACAGTTCATTCAGCGCAGCCAGGCACGTCGGCAGGGTGGAATATAAACCGGAACTGCCAATACATATTTCGTTCGACCAAAACGTTGTGCCGTATATTACGGCAACTTTGTGGCAGGTTGAACAATCAGAAAAGGGATGGGATTTGCGGAACTTTGACGAATTTTGCCTACCGAATCCAAATAATACGAGCGAGAGGCTTTGTGAGGCGATAATAGCGAAATACGGAGACAGGTGCAAGAGCATGTTTTTCTACGGGGATGCAAGTGGTAATTTCGGATCGACAAAAAGCCCGGAGACTGATTACCAGATAGTGTCGAGGGTTTTGAGAAAATGGCTGCACCACGGAAGCGACCGAACGGAAAGAAAGAACCCGCCCGTTATAAAGCGCCGGGATTTTATCAACAATATTTTTGAAGGGAAAACGAGGTGGAGGATATTGATTGATGAGGCTTGCAAAAAGATGGTCGTTGATATGACCTACATAAAGCAAGACCCGAACGGGAAGAAGTGGAAAGAAAAGGTGAAGGATGAAATAAGCGGGCAGACATACGAGAAGTACGGACACGCCAGCGATTCACTGGATTACATGATTTGTGAGGTTGCCGCGTCCGATTTTGAAAGGTTTTGCGAGGGATAAAAAGCAGTAAAATGAAACGAATGAGCAGAATATCCGAAGTTCAGCGGGCGGAATACGGGGATGTTGAGTTTGTGAGAATATCCGCCAAAAGGGTACTTGCTACCCCAAAAGGTATTAAGATGATTGAGGAAAAGTTGGGGCGGCCATACAACCCGGAAGACCCGGAAGTGCAGCGCATATTTAGAGAGGTGCAGGAGTTGATTTAAGTTTTGCGAGGGATAAAACAAACAAACACATTGAACAAAGAACAGGCACTACAACGACTGATTCAGGTCGTATCCAAAGGCGCAAAGCACCCCTGGTACGAAAGAACAACTGAATTAGCCGATCTTTACCGCAAACTCGTTACGGGTGACGGTCTGGATAAACTACTCCGGCAGTTTGTTCAACGTGAATCAGCCGATGCATTCAAAGAGCGGGTGAAACTCACTCAGCACGTAGTGACCACAGTCACAAAGAACATTATGGACGTGTTCTACAAAGTGCCACGATCCAACTACCAAAGAATTTTAGAGCATTTAGGGGATAACTCCGAACGGATGACCGCCGAACTGGAAGGGGTCATGTCTACGTTTTGGGGTGTTCGTAATTTGGATGAATACGTGCAAACCCGTTGGCTGGAAATGAACGCGACCGACCCGAACGGGTTTGTTGTTGTGGAGTTTAAGCCGTTCGATAACCAAAGAGAACGGGCGAAGCCGTACCCTTACGAGGTGACAAGCCACGAAGCGGTAGATTACAAGTACGAAAACAATGTACTGCAATACCTGACCGTCAAAACCTCGTTTTCTCTTCCGATCAATCAAAAGAAAGACAAGGTGGGCGATAATTACGCGCTCTACCTTCAGAACGAAACCCTGAATTTGCAGGAAATCGACCCGGCAACCGTGACGACCTCGTTGATTGAAAATCAATTCGTTCCTACCGAAAACGGCCAATATCTTCTTTCTAATAAAAGGGTTTACTTTCTCACTGAATCTATTCCGCACAACGCCGGAAGGGTACCCGCCAAACCCGTTGGTTATTTGCGGGATGCGTGGACAAACGGACAAACATTTGTCTCGCCTTACGATAGCGCAGTACCACTTCTTTTGAAGTCGGTAAAGGTTAACAGTGAGTTGGATATTACGATGTCTCAACAGGTTTTCCCTCACAGGTTACAGTACATGCCGGTTTGCAAGGCTGACGGGTGTCACAAGGGGCGGCTTGCGGAAGGCGGAATATGCGGCTCTTGCAAGGGCACGGGGCACGATTCCATCACGTCGGCGATGGACATTATCTATTTCACCATGCCACGCGATGCTGCCGACATTATCGACCTGGAAAAGATTTTGGTTTTCAAAGGCCCGCCAATCGAAGTAGTGCAATTCCAAAAAGACTACGTTACCGATCTGACAGCCGGATGCAAGGCCGTTGTTTTCAATTCGGAATCGTTCAGCAAAATGCAGATTTCCGGCACGGCTACTGGTGAACTGTTAGACCGGGACAACGTACAAGATACCCTGTATTCATGCGCCAAAGGATTTTCTGACACCTGGGGCTTTTATGTGTGGATGACAGCAGATTTTGCCGATCTTTCAAAAGGCTTAAATGCGAAGTTGGTTTTCTCCAAAGACTTCCAACTCAAAAATATGTCCGAACTGATTTCAGATTTGGAAGCCGCCAAACGCTCAGAGGTTGGCCCGGCAGTTATCCAGCATATCAGTAACGACATTGCCCGTTTGATGTATTCCGAAGACCCACAGCAGTATAATGAATGGTGGGTGAAAGAATCGTTCAACCCCTTTAGCGGAATGAGCGCCGATATGATTGCCCTGGCGCTTTCCGATCCGGCGGTACCGCAGAAATACAAAACCCGTTATTTGATGTTGGGGGTCATTTTCTCCGAACTGGAAAACGAGTTTGAGAACTTCTACAAACTGGCAACGAGCGAAAAGGAGCGGCTGATTGACGAAAAGGTTATGTCTTACATGAATGAAACCAAGCCGGTAGCCCCGGCGATTACTTTGCCGATAAATACACCTGCAAATGCAAATTAAAAGATTCGTACAAAAGCCGCCAATAATTCACGTTGTGCAGTATGATATTGCCAATGGGCGAGATATTCAGAATTGGACAAACGGAAGATTTGTTGAGTGCGAAGTGTTGGAGCCGACAGAAAACAATCCGAGCGGCGCGTTTTTGTACCACAAAAGAGGCAATGTAAGGGCACTGCCCGGAGACTGGATTTACAAGTCCGGTGACTTTTCCGATGTTGTGGGCGAAGACTGGTTGCTTAATAATCACTATCTTTTGCAGGAATGACAATTGAGGAAATCCTAAAGTACATCGAATCGTGGTCAGTCCGATTTGAGAACCGGCTTACCGAATTGGTTGATTCGCTGGACACTCGCCTACAGGGTGCGCAAAGGGAACTTGTAAAACGGTTTTTGGAAGCGCTTAATGATATGTTTGAAACGGAAGGAAAGAACCTGAAAAAGTCTACCCGGAACATTCAGGCTTTGGGGAAATTTAACCGCCTGTTTGATAAGTGGGAACGTGAAATGATTGGCGGCGAATTGGCGCTATTTACGACGGAACTTTTGGAGGTTGGAGGTTTAACAATTGGTTATTACGAGGCGACAGATACACACGCCAAAGCGGCAGCAATTCAAAAGTCGCTGGACTTACTCAGGGCGGTGATCGGGATTGACAAAGACGGGGTTTTGATCGAAGGCGGGTACCTATCAAATTTGGGAAATACGCAGGTGGTCAGGGATGAATTAAGGCAGTACGTTGTTCAATCCATCGTGACAAAAAAGAGCCTTTCGGATTTTCAAAAGGGCTTCAAAAGTTTGGTGGAGGGAAACCCGGATACGGACGGGGCGCTGCAAAGGTATTGGAGACAATACAGTTATGACGCGTATAACATGGCGCATGAGATTGTAAATTCCAGCATGGCCGATGAACTGAAACTAAAATACTTCATTTATCAGGGTTCTGTTATTCCAACAACACGCCAATTTTGCAGGAAGAAAGCGGGGAAGGTTTTTAGCACAGCAGAGGCGGCAAAGTGGAAAAACGATCCCGATTTGATAGACAAGAAAACGGCGGCAAGTTATAACCCTCTTTTGGAGAGAGGGAGGTGGAATTGCAGGCACTTTTTGAATTATATTTCGGATGAATTGGCCGTTCAATTGCGGCCTGACTTAAAATGAGCGACGACGTACAAAACCTGAACGAGACAGCCCGCCAAACGGCCCTAAAAGGCATCCTGAAAGAGTTGTCAATACTTCCGCACCGGGATAAATTCATTGTTTTGGAGCAAGCGGAAATGCGCATTGCAGCGGATGTGGTTCAGATTGCCAACACGAAGAACAACGAAAAGAAATGAGCGACACCATAACAGTAACCGACAACCACGCCCAATTAGATTGGACTTTCAAATGGGGTGATACCTTTTTGGAAGAGTTCGCTATTGAGGAAGAGAATGTGGATACGGGGGAGATGGAACCTGTTGATCTGACCGGCTCCACATTTTCCGCTCCCATTGTGGACAATCGCGGCACGGTACTGGCAACGCTCACGTTGGGTTCAGGCATTACCGTTTTCGGAGACGACAACAATAAGTTGAGACTTCACGTAGTTGCCGCAACGACCGCCGGATGGACTGCCAGTTGCCCCGTTACGCTTACTTTGGTTTGGACGCGCCCGACGACACCCGTAATTGTGAAAACTATAATTGTGGCTAAATTATGAGTTGCGATACTGTTTTGCGGATGTCGAAACCTCAATTGATTTTGCGGTTTCCGAAGTGCTTTTCCAGCACACCGGCGGATTTTTTGTCTTACCTCAATTCACTGCCATCGTACGCAAACGATGAAGAGGCAATAGCGGACGGACTGGCAACGAACGATCCTTACTGGTTATCGGCAACGACCGACATAGGCACATACAACACATTAAAACGAGTTTCACCGGAATGAGAAAACATATAATTCTGCTTTATTTGATAATTCTGTCCGCGTCCTGTTTCGCCCAAACGGTAACAAAAACCGTGGGCATAGTCTACACGGCAGGCGCACCCGCACACACACCGGCGGCAAAGGTCGGCTCGCAGGTGGCTATTGACACGGCAACATGGGAATGGTACGAATACAACGGCAGCGCGTGGATTGCTTCGGGCGACCGGGTGCAGTCAATTTCGGGGTGTTCGGCTCCGAATTATACGCCCACCAAATACGACAGCCGACTGGTTATTAATGCCTGTACTGCGCTGCAAGGTGGACCTGAGTTGTATTACTGGACGGGGGTTGCATGGCTAAAGATCAATGAAGGGCAGACGTATACGGCCGGCACCGGCATCGACATAACCGACGGCGTAATTGCCAATACCGCGCCCGATATTTCAATTGATGTTGTTGGCGGTAGTGGAGTGAATGTAACGAACTCTTACCCGGACATTACGATTTCGGTAGACGACACAAGCCCTACAAATGAGATTCAGACGCTTTCTGTTGACGGTAACGATTTGACCTTGAGTAATGGCGGCGGGACTGTAACGCTTCCGAGCGGCGGCGGGGGCGCGGATTCTTACCAGGCCGACTTGATATACAGCACAAATTACTATTCAAACACATCTGATTTTACCGCAGTTAACACTACGCCTGTTGCGCAAAATGGGTATATCAGGCTTTCGGGCGGCGACGGCTCTTTAAATAACTATCTGAAACTAAATGTAACACCAATTACAGACGAAAATGTAATTGTGGCGGCCACATACAGAATGTCCGGCAGCACATCAGTTAATGGTATGGGCATCGGTTTGCGGTCTGTAAATACGTGGTATCCGGTTAGTGTTTATGGTGTATTTGTTCCGAATAACAACTCGCTTGCAATATACCAGGCCAACACCGCCACAAAAGTATCTGAAACATTCCTTTCATATACTCCTGCACTTGGCGATGTATTGAAACTAACCTATGTTCAGTCCAAAGATCAGGGCAGTTTGATTTTTGAAGATATTACACAGAAAAAAATAACAACCATCAATGCTTACGATAACCACGCTGTCGGCTCTGCTTTTCTTGTGCCTAATACATGCGTCCCGGTTGTGCATAGTTTTTCTGGCACAATAGACTTGTTGTCGCTATCCTGTTACAGTCTTTCAAAATCGCCATACATTGCCATTATAGGCGACTCAAAATCAAAAGGAGTGGCGGCGGGCTCTACTTCGCTGCGATACCCGGCGCTATTGTCGTCACTTGGAAATACGCAGGTGTTTTCCGGTAACGGAGATAGGGCGGTTGAAATAGCGCAGTCTGTGCAAAGAATTGCTGCAAAATCGCCGACTTACGCAATATTAAATCTTGGCCGCAATGACCTGGCATCGTCGGTATCATCCTCAACATGGCAGGCTAACTATACGGCAATAGTTGACAGTCTCGAAAATGCCGGTATTGATGTAATACACCTACTTCCAATACCTGAAAACTCTGGGCTGAACCAATCTGCATTGCGATCATGGATACTGGCCAACTATCCGGGGCAGACGGTTGATACCACCGGATTTGTCCGGGCCACAATGGTAAGTTCTGACAATATCCACCCAAACGAGTTGGGGTATAAGCAAATTGCAAAAAACATTGTCGCTTCCGGACTTATCACGCCACAGACGGACAAGACGGCGCAGCCGGAGATGATGCCTGATGTGTACAGGTATCTGTCTACGCTTTTATCCGGCTCTGGAACGTCTGATTACATACCGCGCTTTACCGGCTCCGGCGTTCTGGGCAACTCCGGCGCTTCGGATAACGGAACCCTATTCACTTTCACAAGGCCGCTTTCGATAACATCTTCAACAGAGGATAAGATCACGCTAAGGGGCAGCAATAGTCCTGTTATTCGCTTCACAAATTCCGCCGGCTCTGATTATGCGATACTCCAGGCGTCAGCCGGATTTGCGCGGTTTTATGTTTACGGCAATATTCCGGTAGTGCTTGCAACCAACAACAAAAACGTTTTCTCTGGGTCAAGTACAAGTGTTGAGATTGGTAATACTGCCGGTTTTGGATATGACACTGGCGCTTTTATCAGAGGGTTCAATAACCTATCAACCGGGTACAGTCTTCTTTGCAGCCCATCTACTGTGTCAAAATCCACCTCGCCGTTGTCTGTGAACAATGCCGGACAGGTGGGTATAGGCACGGACGCTCCGCCAGCATCGGCCAAACTTGAAATCGTAAGCACGACACAGGGCTTTTTGCCGCCACGCATGACAACAACGCAGCGTAACGCAATTTCAAGCCCTGCAACAGGCTTGACGCTATATTGCACCGACTGCACGGCCACGGATTCGAGTACGGGAGTGCAGCAAGTTTATAACGGCTCAACATGGAAAAACGCATGGTAAAAATACTTCTCTTCTCAACCCTTGCATTTTTTGCAACAGTTGCCAGCGCTCAACATTCTGGGTATTTCGGCATAGACGACACCACGCCCGAACTCACAAAAGAGGATAA